CTGTTATAGCATGACCCAGCATGTTGCTGGCCACACCAAAAATTTCGCTGGCAAATCTTGAATCTACCTGCATGCCCAAATCCATGAGATCATTGTAGCTGCTCTTGGCCATGTCTGCTAGATCGTCCATTTCTCGATCGCTGGCATCTAGATCACGCACAGCCGGCAGGGCCGCATCTATTTTGTCAATGGTTGAATCCAGCTCGGCCAAGCTCAAGCGTGTTTCGGGCAAGGCAGGTATGGCTTGGTCAACTTCTTCAGAAGTGGGCGGCAGATCAAACAACTCTTCAAGTTTGCGTGTCATACCGTATTTACCGGGCTTATTTGTTGCCGTTACGGAACATGTCGTCTTCGGTTATGACTCTAAAGTTAAGCCCGTTGCGTCTAGCCCATTTGGTAGCAGCGTCCCATTTGGCGTAGTTCACAGCTACCACAGCACCTTCTCTGGCGCTCATTTTGCTTTCGATCACGCTTTGTTTTTTGGGTTTGATTTCTACCAACTCGGCTATGAGCTGATTGTTTTTGTTTCTATAAGTGATCAGGAAGTCCGGCACATACATGCTTTGTTTACCAGTGACAGGATTGCGGTAAGGTATGCTGATACTTTCACTGGCCCAGTTGACCACGTGGTCGTTGTTGTCAAGGAAACGCATGAATGCATGCTCCCAGCCCGACCTATATCTGGGCGTGCCTTTGCCCACATACTTGGCAGCATTTTTAACGGTGTAAGGTCCTTGTGCAAACTTGCTCATGCTCGCACGTTTCTAGCCACATAGAAATTTGGTGTTAACGGTGCATTCAGTCCCAACATGGTACTGCTGCTTCTTAGTCCATTGAGATAGTAACTCAAAGTCAAGGTAAGCTCCGGAACTCCCATTCCTTCAAACTGTTGTAACAAATCCATCACAGGAATATCACTTTGTTCTGCTATGCGAAACAAGGTCACTGTAAAGTTGCCGGCGGCATCGGCTGTGCCAAACACACTGCGGAAAAAACTGAACACCGCATCATATTCCAAGGACGATACTGTGGCTTCGTACTCGTAGAAACGATCAAAAATTTGTACAGTCAGATCAACTCGTGGATTGTAACTATTGACTGAGCCCATGATTATCTCACAGGTGGTTTGGGAAACAACATGCCGTTGGCTGTGTTCACTGCCACACGCACAGCTCCAGGCAAGGAAGCTCGCAATATGTCCTTGGAGGCCTGTCTGACTTCTAGATCCACAATGCTTCTAAGATTTTTATTTTTAAAAGTTTGATTGACAGTGCCAGCTTGCTGTATGGCTCCCAGGATATTCTGCACTCCGCCCTTGCCACTGGCCAACAAGGCCAAGTCATCAAATGTGCCTTCAATGGCATCAACCAGCCCGCCTTGCCCAAACACTGTGGCAGTGGCTCCGGGACGAGCTAGAGCACTTTTTACAGTGTCGTAATGAGCTGGATCGCCAAATCCCACCACAGTGTTGCTGGGGGTTGCGCCGCCCACTGCGCCTTGACCGTATTTGACTGTTTCATACTCTATGGTCATGGTATTGGTCATGATGCCATTACCGGCGCTGTAATCATAGGTGTCGTGGGCCCAATCTTTGATCAACGGATTGATCAAAGTATAGCTCGCATATTTTTTCTGGCTGAGTCCATATATGGTTATGTCTCTAAAAAAAGATGGCTTGCCGCCATCTTTGCCAGCACCAATATTTTTAGTTCCATCGCTGTAGCTTTCCCCAATGTAGCCCCAATCGTTGACCTGGCGGTCTCCGCTGTAGGTATCTCTAGTGTTGTAACCAAACCCATTTTGCAAGGTCTGCAAGGCTCCAATGGTGCCATTGGTGACAGGATTGCCTTGATATTTTTGGCTGGGATCCTTGTAGTAGTAACTGAAATAGTTGTACCACATGTTGCGAATCAAGTCTCCTTGATCGTCATTGAACACTATTTGCACTGGATTGTATTGTATTTTGCTTTGTACCAATCGTTTACGATTGTACTGATTCATTGTGTCAATGCTGACTGTGTAGGTTGGCAACTGTGCTGTCTTGACCATGAGTCCCACGCTGGCCACATCGCCATTGCCAAACACGTTTTGCAAGGCAGGAATCTGTCCAGTGTTGATGTTGAAGAAAACATGAAAAAGGAACTTGGTCCTGGGACTAAGTTCGTAGCCATTGGTACGGAATGTTTTAGACGCATGGGCATAATCTTTCAGCCCGTCGGGTGTAAAAAACCCTTGTAAAAAATCCTGGCCAAAGCTCATGCGCTTTAGCCTGTGGCTACGTCGCCGATGGTTCTTCCAATAACAGCACCAACTCCACTGCCGGCCGGAGTTTGAACTGCATTATCAAAGCGTATGGTCATGCTGATTGAAACCACTTCGCTGCTACCGTAGTCCATGCTGTTGTAGTTGACTTCGCTGAGATAGCAACCGTAGATCTCCCAAGTTTCTAATGCGATGGGTTCGTTGGCACCGTTGCCGCCGTCTAGAACTTCAAAGCGTGTAAGGAACTTGTAATCAATGCCAGCAGCAGCACTGCTCTGCTCCATGAAATCCAACTGCTTCTGTAGTTGCTCGCCGACCAACCTGCTGACTTGACCGCCTGCATCATCGCGAACTTGGCAAGTGAGATCGCCCCACGAATATTTGCCGGCCAACTTGATAGTACTGTTATAGATCGGAACATCAATGGCTTCAAAACTCACAGTTGGACGTGTGAAGTCCATGACTTGTTTGGTTAATTCTGTACGGGGTGTACTGACGCCAAGATTTTCAAATATCACTCTAAAGCGATACTTGAGCTTGGGCATTAATAAACCTTGGACTGGGCTACTTTGGTCACTTGCCAAAGGCACTGTCATTCTACTGAGCGATGAAACGGCCATTTGTTATCTCCTGTGTACTGTTATTTATGGTAGCTTGAGTCTGAAAAATCAGGGTGGTCTAAACCCTGATTGTTTCCTATTAGACCGCTTGCCCTGCAGCAATTTCTCCTGTGTTCTTGATACGAACCGGGATGTAGATAAATTCTACAGCCTTGACTGGTTCAATAGCAATATCCACATATAATTCGTTGCGATCGATACGTGCTGGTGTGTTATTGGTAAGATCACAAATCACCAAGTAGTCATAGATACCACGTTTGGCTACCAAATCAATCATCAAGCTATCAATAACATTTCTAATTTCATTGCGGGTGATCTGATCATTGGGTTCGAACAAGAACTGTTTGCCAATGACTTCCAAACGACCACGTATGAATGCTATCAAACGTGCCACGTTGATACGATCCAAGGCACTGGTCAATGTGGTAGTGGTCTTGTTACCAAAATTGGTAATACCCACTCCGGGTATGAAAGTGATAGGATTGATACTGTTTTCATACAAGGTATCACGTAGTCCTTGACGAACTCCTAGACTTTCAAATTCACCAGTGGCAGAATTAATATAACCAAGTTGTACCGCATTATCTGCGACTCCACGACGTGTTCCGGCAGGTGCTAACCATGGAAATGCCACTTCGTCGTTGCGGATGATTGTTCTAATCATCATATGGCTGGGTGGTTGTACCACTAGAGAACCAGTGGTATCAGTGGTCTGGCAACTTGGATAAAATACGCCAGCATACACATCTCGTGTCAAGAATCCGTCACCTGTGCCGAGTCCCAGTCCATCGTTGTTGCTGGCCCAGGTCAAAATATCTTCAGGGGCCAGGCGCAACGGTGTGTCTGATATGACAAATGCTGTGTTGTTGCGTTCGTTGTTGAGTGCCACCAGGTTAGGCAACAATTCTGGGTACTGTGGACAACTGATCAAGTTATAGACCAATTGCTCTTCTCTTGCAGTGGTACTGGTATCAATACCAGCTCTGAGAGCTTGAACAATCTGTATACGTTGTGATTGGCGGCCCATGTATGGGCTACCGTCAGTCTTGGTTGGATTTTGTGTGACCCAAGCATTGGTTTGTGCAGGCAATGTGGTATCAGGATAATCTGTTGCATTGAAATAATCAACCTGGAATGCCTTTACATTGAATCCACTGCGACGTGTGTTCCACAACAGGGTTCCCTGTGGATACAAGCTAGGATCTGGAGCATCAAGATCCAGATAGTCACTGGTCAACAAGCTCACTACAGTTGGAATAGGATCACTGATAGGATTGGTTGTACCATTTGGGGCCCAGCGTGCATCTGCAAACAAGATTCCGCTTTGTGTGGTTTGATCAGTGTTGTCAATCAACAGCCATTGATCTACTCCATCCACACTGCTCCAACGACTGATCACTGGATAATTTTCCAAATCGCCGGTGTTGATCCAAAGGTCACCATAGGCCAGGGGACTTTGACTTTCGTCAGTCTGTGTCAGCGGAGCTGTGGTACTAAAAATTGGTCCAGTGGCATTGGTATCACTGAGATCGTATCCACGTACATCGTTTGTAACGTTTTGATAACCTTGCCAAATGCCATCATCTTGGATCATGATATCTGCACTGCCTGTGGTGGCTGCACTGTAATACCATTGACGTCCGTCAGCTGGATCCTGATCTGGTGCAGTAGCACTGGCAGAGTAGGTAAATGTTGGAGTTCCAACCCAATTACTTAATACCACTCCAGAAGCAGCGCCATTGACATAGTTAGTTTTTACCCCGCGCACTGCGGTAGTAAACCCAGCTGTGGTAACAGGAGTGCCTGCGGTATTGATCAATTGTATGCTGCCGCCCTGGTCGTGTGTAATCACTATAGAACCGTCACTGGCAATTGTAGCATTAACGTCGCTTACTGCGGCTGCGCTTACTGCAGAGACAAAATCAGCTGCTGTGCCAGTACCGCCAATGGTTGCGGTGACCGGTGTAGAAAACGTCACTTCGGAAGTTGGTTGCACTCCAGCAGCTGAAGCTGCAATTGTAAATGTGTTACCTACTGTGAACGGACCAGGTGTACTGTCGGCTCCGGTGATTATGGTAGACCCTGTTGCAAACTTTTCATAGATGGTAAAACTGGCAGTACTGTTGGCCAAAACATCTACTTGGGCATAGGTTGCGCCAGCTGGAATATTGGCGCCACCACCACTGGGGTCTAGTCCATAATTAGCATAGGCATCATTGAAATAAACCGGACAGTTTTGTTGAACAAACGTACCAAGTGTGCTGTCGAATCTTTCTACCACAAGATTGGTTCCCAAATTCACATTGTTGATTTTCTGCCAGACCGATCCAGTGGGACGTGGATTGGTCTGTGTAGAGCCCCAACGTGGAGCATTGTAGCTGTATTGAGCCAGATAATCTGGAGCCAGGTATTCATCGGATGTGATACCCAAGGCGGCTAATGGATTGCCATTTTGATTTTCGATTGACACAATACCTTCACCTGCGGTACTGCCATCATTGGTAGCTGTGCTGTCAGCATAAATTTGTAGCCGGCCGCCGATCACTGCGGAATACACTCCAGTGATACCAGCTGAATTGATAGCATCACTGAGTCCATCAACAGTGTTGTCTGGCGCAATAGGAACCGATACAGGAGTATCATTGATCGTGATACTGTTTCCTGCTGTTAAGTTGGTGGGTGCTAACGTGCCTTGAACTGTGGGCCAAGCTGTTTTCCAGTCATTGCTACCAACCAGTACCCAGGTGTTATACAAACCGCCCAGAGTCACATCGCTGGTTTCTGTGGGGTATATAGGGCCTCCACGTTTGTAGTAAATAGGATTCTGGGTGCTAGTGGCCACAACTGCATAGTTGCCTATGCTGCCAATGCTTTGCAATGGTACTGTGCTGGCAGGTTCTAAATCAGCAGAATTGGTAATCACTGCGGTAAACTGGTTCGCAAAAGCACCGGTTACCTGATTCCATTGAAAAATTCCCCAGGCAGTGGTGGCAGTATCTAACCAGTATGTTCCATCGTCGGGATTTCCAGTTGGGCGGACCAGGGTGGCTGTGAGTTCAGCCAAATCAATGTCCACACGTTGTATATAACAACGGTTGGATACACCCAGCGCACTGAAAGCAGCCAACAAACCATATTCGTTGAGTTCGTAGCCATTGATAGGTGTACCAGCAGTGGTTTTGTAAAAGAAGGGATTGCCATACGTGGCCAATAGATCCCGCTGGCTGGACATGAGTTTGACTTTGTTGGCTTCAGAAGCCAAAGTACCAGCTGCCACGCCATCTCCAGCGCCGCTGATTTTGTTTTGTGCTGTGGCCAATAAAATATAAGGTACCGAATTGGTAGCGGAAGGGATATACTGACTTTCGTCAATGATTGTGACTTCTACGCCTGGGGATATTAGTGCCATGGTAATTCCTTTTTCTAGTTAAAGATATTTATGGAAAAAGGCAAAAACAAGGCGTGATTGCTTCCCTACCCAGTAGGGCTAAGGGTAAATATACCCATGAGACCCATGTGTGTGGCCTGCAATCAACGAGTTAGAGCTGTGGCTTACCATCGTGCTGACCGCATACAGTACCGACGTTTGTGTGAGCATTGTATCAGACGAGGCCGTAGACTCAAGCCGGTTGATCCTAGATGGAAAACAGCAGGTTACAAGAAAAAAGCCACCTGCGATCGTTGTGGTTTTCGTGCAAAATATTCTGTACAACTGTTGGTTTATCACACAGACGGCAATCTCAACAACAACACGCTACGCAATTTAAAAACTGTGTGTCAAAACTGCGTGATAGAAATTGCTAAGAGTGATTTGCCATGGCGGACGGGAGATCTTGAACCAGATCGTTGACCTGTGCGTAAAGATGATCCATGGTGGAATTGTTGTCGATGACAGCATCAAATTCAGTGCCAATCCAGGCAGTTTCGCTGGCATGTATTGCATACTTTTTTAACTCAATCTTGCTGGTGGTCCAGGCCATGTTTTGTGGGCCAGAATTCACTGTTTCTGCTAGGCCGTACCACGCAGGATCTGGCCCACGATGCACACGCACCACAACACCACCAGCACGTTTGATAGCATCAATTTCGTTGGGAAAACGACAGTCAGATATGACCACATCGTCAGTGGTTTTACGCAGTTTGTTTTCCAAGCTGGCTATCCAGGTATCGTCATGAAATCCTCGACGCACCACTTCAGTGCCCCAGTATTGTAACACCCAGCGCGGAGTCAAATCAGGCATGTCCAAGCGAGTTGCCCACCATGGATCCACTTGCTCACGCCAGGCCCTGCTGTGTTTGGTACGCCCTTCCAACAGTTCACGATCCCATCCAAACACTGCACTCACAGCGTCTTTGAGTGTGTTGGCAAAACTTTCTCTGCGGAATTGATGTATGTTTACCAGATAGTCTGCAATAGTGTCTTTGCCTGCACCAATCAATCCGCATACCCCAACGATCATCTGATTTCCTTTACGTTTAAGTGCCGTAACGTGGCCTGCAACATGTCTATCTGTCTACGACAATCTTCCAGCGCATGATGGCTGGTAGGTGGCTTGGGTATCTCAGGCCATAGGCTGTAGATTGTTCTAGCGTCGCGCACATTGTAAAACTGCCAAGGCAGGCTCTTACCATAGCTCTTGTAGGCATGTTCCAAGATGTTCATGTCATAGGTAGGACCATTTGCCCAGATGAATTTGTGTTGCCAAGCTATTTTATATAGGCTATCGAGTGCTTGATCAAGATCTACACGACCTTCTTCCATGAATGCCTCGGCCTGTGCTTCTGGTTGAGTGGCCCACCAGTCTATGGTGTCTTGTTGTATGGTGCGATTGGCCTGGCTTTCCAAGGTGATACGAGCATAGTAGCAACGTTCATAATGCCCTGTGCCAAACGGATCAAAGCTCTGTGCGGCTATGGTCAGTATGGTGGCATCTGGTCCGGTACCCAGACCTTCTATGTCAATCATTAAAGAAGTACTCATGCTATGATTATAGCATGAATTTAGGATTAAATCTACTGAGTATTAACCGATTACAAAAGTGATGGGCTGACTGCCATCTATGTAGTTTTTGAGTTGCTCAATTTGAACATCCATCTGGGCCTGTGCTTCGCCCTTCATGGCTGTGCCGTTCAGTGTGCCGCCGCCTTGTGGGCCGGCAATCTGCCCAAATTTCTCACGTGCTTCGCCAATGATGTACTTGCAGTTGGCCACCATGTAGTCACGTATCCATTGACTGATTTGGAAATCCTGCAACAGATTCACTTCAGGTTTCAAATTGTAACACCAAAGCAGGACATTCTCTCCAGTGCCTTTGGGATCGCGGATCAGTTGCAGTTTCTTTGTGACTGGATTCCAGGTGTAGTTCATATAGTCACCAAACATACGACCAGCCAGTTCCACATTTTGACTGTAGAAATCATAGGTGGCAAGACCGCCGG